CGGGTCGACCTCGAAGTCCTGCGAGGCGCCGACGTGCACCTCGACGCGCGCGAAGTCCATCGGCGCGACGGCCCCGTCAGCCCACGACCCGTCCCACGTCGCCGTCACCTGTAGCTGCCCGCCGACGACGTCGAGGCCAGTCGGCGCCGGTGGGGGCGGGCCGGTCACGACGACGGGCGCGATCGTGTCGTCGTGCTGCTTGCCGACGATCGCCGTCAGCTGCCCGTCGGCGTCGTAGTGTTCGATCGCGCCGTCCTCGACGGAGGAGTGCGCGAGCTGCGGGACATTCTGTGCCTTGACGCCCTCCTCGAGGCGGCGCAGGCGCCGGGCGAGCTCACGGAACTCTCCGCTCATGTGGTGACCTCTCCTCGAGCCACCGTGAGGGTGGCTGTGTCCTTGTCGGGGCTGAGGGTGTAGCTGATGATGCGTAGCTGCATCGTCCAGTCACCCGCCCAGCCCTGCCCGTCACCGCGGACGGTGATCGTGTCTCCCAGGCCCCATGAGCCGAGCGGCGCGTTCGGGTGATCGCGTACGACGATGGAGGCGATGTCAGCGCCGAGCGTCGCGGCCTTGCCCTCACGTGCGGCGCGGGCGTCGGCGTCGGCCTTCGTGCGCAGGCTCTTGTCGGTGACCGTCTTCACGCGGCGCAGCCGGCCGGGCGTGGACGCTTTCCAGGTGCCGCGCACCATCGCGCGGCCCTCACCAGCGCCGAGGACGACAACCTCCGTCGCGATCTGCTCGGCCTTCTCCGTCAGCGCGGGCGCCTCGACGATGTTCTCGCCGACGACGAAGCGCAGGTCGTCGCGTACCCTGCCGGCGAGCGGCGCGGCGAAGCGCAGCACATGGCGGGGCGCGTCACCGTCCCACGAGTGCTCCTCGACGTAGTCGAAGCTGCCCTGCTCGCAGATCGTGTCGAGCTTCGCGCCGAGGTCGGCGTCCGCGTACCAGGCGAGGGTGAACGGTTCGAGCTGCTCGCCTTCGGTGTCTTTCTGCGGTTCCTTCTTCGATGCGACGCCCATGACGTCGCATCCGGCGGGTAGGCCCTTGCCGGCGAGGTCGCGCGTGACTGCGCCCGAGGCGCGGTTGCGGACGATGACGGTCGAGCCGTCGGGGATCGTCTTGGGGTAGTCGCGTGAGCCGACGCCGTACAGCGTTTCGGTGACGGCAGGCTTGGCCGGGGTCACCTTCGTCTCGACCTTGCCCTTGACCTTGCGCTTCGTCGTCACGGCAGGCTTGGCGGGCGTCTTCGTCCACACGAGCTTGAAGCCCGCGCCGGGCGTCGTCAGCGCCGCTTTCGCGCCCTCGGTGATCGTCGGCCACTTCTCCGCGCTCTGGCGCCCCAGCAGCACGCCCGACTTGTCGGCCTCAAGCGTCAGCCCGAGATTCGCGCCGGGCTGTGCCTGGATGTGCTCCCACACGTGGCGGAACACGTCGAGGGCGTCGGCGTCGATGAAGCTCTTTTCCCCGCCGTACGGGGTGCCCTTCGCGAATCCGACGAAGCCGAGGCCGGACAAACTGAGCTTGGGGCCAGCCTTCTCGACGTCGGTGAGGATCCACGCGCCGCGCGCTCGCCCGTCGAGCTCGACCCAGATCACGGTCGACCAGGCGACGAGCACGTCGAGGCCCGCGTCGGTGAGGTTGGCGACCTCGACGGGGATCGTCGCGCGCAGCGACGACGTACCCGAAAGCGTGAACTCGGGCTCGACGTCGGCGAGGGGGAGGTCGGGGTGCAGCATCGTCTCGGTGCCGTCGCCGTGCAGCCGTGTCGCGAAGAATCGCCATGCGGCGGGCTGCCATTCCTTCGCGCGCTGCGCGTCGGCGTGCGAGACGACCGTGGGCGCGTCGGGTAGCTCGACGCGCTTGTCGCGCCGCTCGAGCGTCGTGACGAGGATCGACGACGACTCCCACGGCCTCGTGACGTCATCCTCGGCCGCGAACACGCACGTCAAGCCCTGCGGGGACTGCGCGAGCGCGCCGTACAGCATGAAGCGCCCATCGGACGGGAAGTCATCGCGGCGCGCCCACGACGCGCCGTCGTCGTAGCTGACGAGCCACGCCCACTCGCCATGCCATTCGACCTTCGCGGGCCGGCGGCGCATGAGGATGACGATGATGCCGTCAGTGGTGACCGCGATCTCGGGTTCACCGGACACGTCGGAGGCGATGCGCCGCTCGTACGTCCACGACAGACCATCCGGGGAGGATGCGAGGTGGATGCCGTAGTCGATGTCGTTGCGGATCGCCATGAGCCACCGGCCCGAGGGCAGTTTCACGACCTGCGGCTCAGCCCAGCCCTTCTCACCGAAGTCGGGCAGGCCCGCCGGGATCGTCGGCGCGCTCCATGTCGCGCCGCCGTCACGCGTCGTCGTGATGATCGGCTGCCAGGTGCGGCCGCCGCCGACGAGCGCGCCGTACCCGGTGACGACCCACAGGTCACCGTCGATCGCGAGGTCGGAGGGGAAGAACCACGACCACCGTTCAGCGAGGTCAACCTTGCGCGTCCACGACCCGCCGGACGGTGACGTCCACAGGCTCGAACGCATCGCCCCGCCGTCGCGGGTGAGCGCGAGCATCACCCAGCGATTTCCGGCTGCGTCCCATGCCAGGCCCGCTGGGGCCACGCCGGGCGCTGGGCCGGTCTGCGCGACCGCGTCAGACCACGCCCCGCTCGCCGCGTCGAAGAGGGCGCCGCGGATGATCGCGGCCGTGTCGTCGGCGTGCCCGTACGCCTTCGCGGAGCGCCACAGCGCGAGCGTCGACGAGCCATTCGTCGCGGCGTAGGGGAATGCCTCATACCCGCCGGTGTGGCTGAGGGTGCGTGCCGTGGTCGGCTGCAGCTCAAGCATGTCGACCCTCCTGTCAGGTGGTGGAGGAGTCCGCGACTTCCTCGAAGGTCAGGTCGAGCGAGAAGCCGGACCAGCCGTCGATGACGGGGCCGACACTTCCGAGCTTCTTCGCCCACGCCTGGAAATGCACCGAGCGGCCGCGTAGGTTCGCGGGGATCAGCATCTCGTCGACGACAGTGATGTTCTGCCGGCCCGGATTGGACGCTTGGACGTTGTCGAACGCGAAGTCCTGCGACGCCTTGCCCCACGACTTGCCGTCCCAGTCACCGAAGCTGACCCACACGCGGCCCTGCACGTTACCGGCGGGCATGAGGATCGAAAGCCAGTCGGCGCGGATCTTCACGCGCGTCGCCCACTCAGGGATGAACACGTCCTGCGTGCCGCCCTTGTTCGGCCAGTATTCGCCCTGCGCCGTCGCATTCGTCAGGGTTTCCTGCTCGCCCCAGATCAGCGCGTTCGGGCGTAGCACGCGCTTCGTGCGAGGGTTCGCGACCTGGCGAAGGTCGGTGATCATCGCGGGCGTGATCGTGCCCGTCGACGCGGGGATCGTGATCTTCGCGAGCGGAACGTACGGATACGCGATGCCCGTCAGGCTCGTCACGCGCTGCAGCGAGCAGTACGTCGCATCGAGCGGGTTGCTGGGCTGCTGCGAGGAGTCGAAGTGCCAGTCGTCGACGCGAAGGATGAGGTAGTCGGTGCGCGCCGTGCTCGACGTCGGCGGGATCGCCACCTGGATCGTGGCGTCGTTCGCGGTGACGTACGTCTGTGCCTGCGCGCGGCCGCCGAAGCGGTTGACCATGAGCGCGCCGCCGGGCGCGACGTTCACCGCGCCATCGGGAACGGGAAGCGCGGTCACCGCGAGGTCAGTGGCCTGCACGACCCCGTTCGAGCCGTTGGTCGCCGCCCATGCGAGCATCCTGGCGACGCTTGCGGGCACACGCCCACCATCGACCGCCCACGCCGGGGAAAGAGTCATCGTCAAGCCTTTCGATCAGAGGGGCACCGCGTCGAACCACTCGAACCGGCAGCGCGCCGTGTTCGACGGGTCCGACCCGGCGAAGGTGAGAGTCTGCGCGCCAGGCGTCAGCCGCGCCGTCAAGCGAGAGGCACGCGAGAGGCTGCCGGGCACGTTGACGCCGTCGAGCTGGATCGTCTGCGTGCGCGTGTCGATGACGAGCGTCGAGCCGGGCGGCACCGTCACGCTCGAGGCGATCTCCCAGCCGCCACCCGCGATGCGCGGACGCGACAAGGCGCCCGAGACGGGTCCGGTGATCGTGGCCGTGAACGGCGCATCGCCCGTGCCACCGACGACGGTTCCGCCGTGACGCGTCGACGAGCCCGCCCGGAACTCGAACGGCGCGATCGCCGGCCACACGAGACCGCCCGACGTGTCCGTCGGCAGCAACGTCAAGTCGACGACGTTCGCGCCCTGACGCGGCGTCTCGAGGTACATCGACGGCTCGGCGAGCATGAACGTCGCGACGACCTGCTGGAAGCCGTCGTCCTTGCGTGCGGCGGGCTTGAGGTCGAGCTTTCGAGGGCGCCCGAACATGCGATACGAGCGCCCGTTCCTGCGGTATCGCAACACCGACACGCCGCCAGGGCGACGGTTCGACGGGGCACGCCACACGCGAGTGAGGCCCGCGAGCTCCTCCCACACGTCGAGGTCGGAGCGCACGCCGAGCGTGAAACTCCACTCGGGCGCACCCAGTACGTCACGCCCGAAGCGCACACCATCCCAGCCGTCGATCTCGGCGTCCTGCGCGCGGATCGACACTGAGCCCGGGTCAACACCCGAGCCCAGCGTCGTCACGCGCCGGTGGTAGCCGTGAATGCCGCCGAAGACGTACCCGTCGAGCTCGAACTCCTCCTCGAGCAGCATCGTCATGCCCACACCTCCCGGTAGCGGCCGGCAGCGTCATGACGACGCAGCTCGTGGGTGATCTCCCGTGCGATGTCGGGTGCGGCGTCGTACTTCACGCCGGTGACGTTGACGGTGATGTCGCCGCGGCGGTCGCCGATGACGTCTTCGGCGCGCACGAGCGGCTCGGGGCGTCCGAGCTTGTTGTGCACGACGTTGATGCCGGGAGCGAGCGTTCCACCACGGTCGAAGACCGGAACGTCACGCACCATGCCACCGTCGGCGTAGCCGTGCCTTGCACCACGGCCGATGTAGCCCATGCCGGGGCCGTAGCGGTGCCGTGCATAGTTGATGCCCGCAGCGAGGTTCGCGACCGGGTCGAACACGTTGTTCGGTGTGCCGTCGACGTGGTACGCGCGGAACGTGGAACCGATGACCTGGACGAGACCCTTGGCGAGGTCGCCCGTCTTGTTGTTGATGTCACCGATGTTGCCCTGCACGGCGTTGGGATTGCCCGACGACTCCCACCCGATCTGCGTGATCCACTTCTGCACCATCGACTCGGTCGGCGTGATCCCGTTGAGCCTGAGCGCCTGCTCGATCTGCGGACGCCACGCGGCGGCCGCCTTCGAGCCTGCGCCCGTCGGTTCGGCGCCGCCGCCCTCGAGCGTCGCATCCGACGACTTACCGTTGCCCCAGCCAATCGCGCCGTCGACGGCCTTCTTCGCGATACCGCCGAGGATCTTCTTGGTGAAGTCGCCGCCGCCGAACTTGCCGACGGCGCCGTCGATGAGCTTGAACGCGCCAGCCTTCAGCGGGTCGAAGACGGCCGACATGATCGCGCCGCCCACGCTCTTGAGACCTTCCACGATCATGTTCGTCTTCGAAATCGGGCCGTACTGCTTTTCATTCAGCACGCCGTAAAGGCCTGTGTCGACGTGAAGGTGGTCGTAGTGGCCCGGCCCACGCCAAATCGTCGCCCACCCGGCGTCGATGAGCGCGGGAGCGAGACGATCAAACACCGCCGCCTCGCCGCCCGCCATGCCATCGGCGTTGACGTCCAAGGCCTGCCCGACATAGTGCAGCGAAGTAGGCATGTGCACGCGAGCGACGCCACCGAACGCAGGGTGCTGGCCGACGTCGAAACCCTTTGCGCGCAGCCAGTTTCCGAGCGCGACGATGGACACCGACGGCCTATAGGACTCGTAGCGGCCCCTAGCCGTGTGCCCGACACCGGTATTCGCGTGCGGCATGCCCGCGAAGCCGCCGTCAGCGTGCCCCGGCAGCGTCCCGAAGCGGTTGATGTACTCGAGCGCGCCGGGGTGCTTGCGCTCCATGCGCTGCGTCGAAGCCACCTTGGTGATGTACTCGCCAGGGTTGACACGCGCCGTCGGCACGCCCTTGTCAGAGATTCCGAGGACGTTGTCCGCACGCGGGCCGCGCCACGGGCCGGGGATCGTGCCGCCGCCAGCACGTCCGGGGATGCGCCCGCCGTCGGCCTTGCCGCCGATCGTATCGAGCTTTTCGATCTTCAGATTGAAGGGCTTGCCGAGCTTGTTGAAGCCCGAGATGAAGGGGTCGTTGATGATGCCGATGACGCCGTTGATCGGCGTCGTCACGATGCTCTTGAGCTTGTCCCAGATCTTGCCGACAGCCTTGACGGCCGTGTTGAACATGCCGCGAATGCCGCCGTTGTCGTCCTTGCCGAGAATGTTGTCGAGCATGTTCTTACCGGCCTGCACCGGGTCAGTGATGAGCTTTTTCAGCCCATCCCAGGCCAGCTTGAATCCACCAAACACCCAATTCTTCACCGACGTGAACTTGCCGGTGATGCCGTCCCAGTGGCGGATGACCCATCCCTTGGCCGAATCGACCGGCCACGAAATGAGCCTGACAACACCGTTCCACCAGGACTTGAACGCACCGAACACCCAGTTCTTCACTGAGGTGAACTTGCCGGTGATGCCGTCCCAATGCTTGGCCACCCAGCCCTTGGCCGAATCGACCGGCCACGAAATGAGCCTGACAACACCGTTCCACCAGGACTTGAACGCACCGAACACCCAGTTCTTCACCGACGTGAACTTCCCGGTGATGCCGTCCCAGTGCTTGGTTATCCAACCCTTCGCGGAGTCAATCGGCCACGAAATGACGGTGACGACGCCACCCCACCACGACTTGAAAACACCGGATACCCAGTTCCAAGCCTCAGTGAACTTCGCCGTGATGCCATCCCACGTTTTGACGATGGAATCCTTGACCGCCGAGAAGCCGCTCGACAGGTTGTCCCACACGCCCTGGATGCCGGGCCACAGCGAATCGCGCATCCAGTTCCACACGCCGAGCGCAGCACCCTTGATCGCATCCCACGCGCCCGTCACGATGTTGCGGAACGTCTCGGACTTGTTCCACGCGACAACGAAGGCGGCACCGAGCGCGACGAGAGCGATGACGATGAGCGAAATCGGGTTCGCGTTCATCGCCGCGTTCAGCACCCACTGTGCCGCCGCCATCGTCCGCGACGCCGCCGCCGAAGCGACCATCGCCACACGCGACGCCGCCGTCGCCAGAGCCTGACGCGTCGCACTCGCAGCCGACACGACCGCCGCACGAGACGCCTGCAACGCGTTCGTCGCGAACGACTTACACGCCGACCCAGCGTTACGCATCGAGTTACCGGCCGCCGTCCACGCCGTAGCGTTCGGCGGCTGCGCACCCGACAGGCCCGCCTTGAGCTGAGAGAACGCGCGCCCCGTCGACGTCGCAGCATCACGCGCCGTGCTAAACCCCGACTGGACAGTGCTCGCGGCGCTCGAAACGCCACGCATCGCCGACGAGATGCCGTCGATGCTCTTCTTCGCAACGAGCAGCCCACCAGCGCCCGCGACGAGACCCTTCGTCAGGTCAGGATGCGCCTGCACGAACGAGGACACAGACTGCAGCGAGCCGCGCACCTTCTCGAGGGCGTCACGGAACTGCCCGGCCGCGCCCTCGCCGTCCTCGAACTGCTTTTGGAATTTCTCCATCGCAGGGATGACCTTCGTGCCGAGCACCTCGACGAGGCCACCCTGAAGGGAGCGGATGAAGTTCTGTAGCTTCGCCTGCGGCGTGGAGTTCACCGCGGCGTTCGCCTTGTCGGTCGCGCCCGCGACCTGACCGAGACCCTTCGCGGCCTTCTCCGGGTGCAGCGCGAAAAGCGCCTTACCCAAGTCCTCAGCCTGCGTACCGAAAAGCGACGTCGCGATCTGCGCCTGCTGCGCGGGGTCCTTCACCGCACGCAGACGGGTGAGGATCTCGCCGAGGCCCTGCTTAGCTGCCGGCCCACCCTTCGCGATCTTCGACGTCATCTGCTCAGCGTTGAGACCGAGATCCTTGTACGCCGCGACCGTCGTCTTCGACCCGTCGACAGCGCGGATCGAGAACTCCTTGACCGCGTCCGCGACGAGGTCGGCGTCACGCGCGCCACCCTGCAGGCCCTGGTTGATCAGGCCCGTCGCGTCCGCACCAGACAAGCCGACCTTGCGGAACTGAGTTCCGTACTCGTTCAGCGTGTCGAGCAGGTCATCGCTCTTGTTCGCGCCGGACTGAAAGCCCTTCGTGATGATGTCGAACGCCTCGTCAGCGCTCTTCGCCATGCCGGTACGCATCATCTGCGACACGGCACGCGTCACGCCGCCGAGGTCCTGGTCAAACGTCTTCGAGACGGTCAGGGCCTTGCCGCCCATGCTCTCGAGCGTCTTCTCCGACGCCCCGCGCATCCCGTCGATGTCCTGGATGACCGACTTCATGGCTTCGCTGATGTCGGCCGAGTCGCCCATGTTGCTGGAGAACAGCTTGCCTGCCGCGGTGCCGGCGCGAGCCGCCTGATCCTGCGATAGGCCGAGCTGTGCGGTGAGCTTCGCGGTGCCCTGCTTGAGGTCGAGAGAGTCGGCGAAACCCTTGGCCATCATCGCGCCCAGGCCACCAACGCCGGCCGCCGCGACGAGCTTCGTCGAATCCTTCAACTTCGACGCCATGCCCCGCGAGAACGACGCGCCCGCCTGCTCGCCCTCAGCCTGAGCGGGCGCGCTCGCACCCGAGAACAGGTTACGCAGCGACGTCGACGCGGACGCCATGCGCGAACGCAGGCCAGCGGCGAAACCAGCGCCGGCGTTCTGCCCCTCGCCCTCAGCGGCGTTCGAGCCGTTCGACAGGGCGTTCTCGATGTTCGACGTGATGGCCGAGCCGGACTGGGAGACGCCCGAGACGAGGTGCTGACCGATCGTCTGCCCCGTGCTCTGCGCGTCACGCTCGACGAGCCTGAACTCGTCGCGAACGCTCTCACGCAAGCCCTGAGCGGACGCTGCGAGAGAAACGTACGCGGTTGCGAGCTCAACACCGGACACAGGTCACCTCATGTTCTCGAACACTTCGCGGAAGCGTTCGTCGCCGAGCCAGTCAGCGAGTTCATCGGTCGTCATGGAATCGGGCCGGTCTTCGGCGTCCGGGTCGGGCTCCCACGCGAAGGCGATCGGCTGTGGCGGCTCGCCCTTGCCGCCGCCGTTCTGCCAGAGCGCGTAATCGAGGCGCAGCAGGATCGCGCGCAGCATCTCGAGGGAGTCGGTCTGGCGCCATGCCGGGTCGACGGCGCGGCGTGTGGCCGCGTCATCGGGCAGGTGCGCCACCCAGTCGGCGAGTTCGGTGGCGGTGATGTGCTCGCGCACCTCGACGAGCCGCACCCCGTGATAGCGGTGCAGGTCGGCCACGAGGGCCGATCGGTGCTCGGCGAGCAGGCGCGCGAGCGTCAGGAGGAAGGGTTGAGCTCCTGCATGAGCTCGGCGACGAAGTCGGCGCCAGCCTCGATGCTGACGCGACCCGTCGTCTCGTCGCGCAGAGCGTCCATCGCAACGCGCATCTGCTCGTTACCGAGCAGGCGACGCAGGATCGACGGGAAGCGCGCGGCGTTCTGGTGCTGCTCGAGAGCGTTGAAGTCGTCGAGCAGCTCGAAGTCGTCGAGCGCGTCGGCGGGGACGACCCACTCGCGCCCGCGCAGCGTGCAGCGCAGCTCGGCGGGCGCATCCTCGGCCTTCGCCTGGTGGTCGGTGGGCTTCTTCACGCCGGCGGGAACGGCGGCCTTCTTCGCGGTGGTGCTCATGGCTGCTGGCCTCTTTCTCTACTGGCCCTGGTGGTGGAGCACCTGCCCGGGGCGGGCCAGCGTGGAACCCCGGGCAGGTGGTATGAGTCAGCCCCCGACGCGAACATGAGCGCGTCAGGGGCTGAGATGGGGGGGAGGTCAGGCAGAGAGCTTGTCGCTGTCCTCCGAGTATTCATATACCCGCACCCCGGTGGCGTCCTTGATGGCCTCGACCTCGACCGAGTAGCCGGACAGCTTGCCGAGGACGTACGCCTCTTCGCCCTTGATGACGGGGTCGGCGACGGGCACGATCTTGCGGATCTTCTTCGACCCGAACTTCATGTCGAGGACGAGGACGCCCTGGTCGGGCTTGCCGCCCTTGTCGAGGACAGCCGTCTTCGTGCCGGCCGTCGACGTCGGCGCCGTGACGGTGACGTTCGTCGCGCCGAACGCGAACTCGAGGACGTCCTTGTCGAGCGGCGACAGGAGCGTGAACTCGAACGAGCGCGACTCGTCGGTGAGCAGGTTGGCGAGCGTGCTGCCGTCCCACTCCTTGACCTGATCCGTCTTCGCCTCGATGCTCGGCTTCACGCCTTCATCGGAGATGGCGCCGAGGCACTTGAACTTCGCGTCGAGCGCGGTCGACGCATCCGTCGGCAGGACGGTGCCTCGAGTTGCCCAAAACACGCCGCCGCCCGCCTTCGGGCTGTAGGCGGCGACCTTCGAGCCGTTGTTGGCTCCCATGATTCCTCCAGAGGTGCTGGCCCTGGGGTGTTATTTCGGAACCTGCCCGAGCGTCGCCGCCTAGCAGGGGAACGGGGGTCAGCCCTGCGCGACCGTCACGTTCGGGTCGCTCGCGGGCTTCGCGGCCGGCTTTTCAGCGTCCGCCTTCTTCGCGGGTGCCGACAGGCGCCAGCCTGCGTCCTTCCACGCATCCGCGTCGGCCTTCGGAACCTCGCGGGTGTGGTCGGGGAAGTCGGGGTGATACACGGTCTTCGTGGTGGGCTGGTCGCTCACAGCGATGCTCCTTCGGTGATGACGATCGGGGAGTAGATGAATTGGTAGCGCGGCGTTCCCGTCGCGCTGTCCGGGTAGTTCACGGGGTCAGTGAGCGACGCCGTGGTGACCTCGACGGCGCCCATGCGGATGCCGTCGCGGTGGCTCGCCAGCAGCGGCCACGCCTTCGACGTGAGCGACCACGCGGCCGACTCGTCGCTACCCCAGCACTCGACGAGCACCGTCGGGCGCGACTGAGCACGATCCAACGGCGCGCCACCGGTACGAGTCAGACGGATGAACGACGCCGGGCGCGTCGCAGGCACACGCGTACCGACCTGCACACCGAGCTCGTCACGCAGGTACCTGACCAGCGCGGCCTCGAGGTTGGGCAGGACGTCGCTCATCGAGCCGCGTCCAGCCCGCGGAGAAGCCGATTGTTGCGCGCCTCATCGTCAGCCGCACCAGCCTTGACGTTCCACACGCGAGCATGCGCGCGACGACCCTCACCGGACGCGTCCGACACATACCCGCCCCACGACGACTCACGGTTCGCGGCATCCGCGACACGCTCAGCACGCCGGCGCAAATCCTGCACCATCGCGGGACTCGTGAGGAGACGCTCGATCGCGTCACCGTTGAAGGTGACCTCGACACGTGACTGCTCAGCCATCGACGACCTCCACTTCCACGGTCACGCCCGGCGCGAAACCAAAAGGGCCGCGCGTCCAATCCTTCGGTGCACCGTTGACGGCGTACCACGTGCCGTCGATGCGCACCTCGTCCCGGTAGCCGGGCACCAGGCCGGTCTTCGGCGCGCCGATCGTGAACGCAACCTTCGACAGGTCGCGGGTGCCGTCGTCGACGTCGGTGAGCGCGCCCGGCGCGATGAAGCTCACCGGCCACTCGTGCTCGCTCGTCGTCGTCGTGGCGTTGCCGAAATCGTCCAGCTCGCCCTCGGCGTGGGTGCGCACAGCGAGAGCCCACGGCGTCGGCAGGCTCACCGCTGCCACCACTCAAGACCAGAGCGCATCGGCGTCAGGCCGCTCGCGTCACCGTTGACGACGACGCCATCGAGCGGTGAGCCCGGCGTCATGTTCGGAATCATGCCGATCGTCGCGGCAGCACCGTCACCGGAACCGTCCCCAGCCCGGTAACGCTTGCACGCCTCCTGCAACTGCTCGATCTCGGACGGAAACAGCATGCCGCGCCGCTGCTGGCGCGTGTCCATCGTGACGCCGAACGGGCCTGCCGTCTGCGCCTGGTAGGCGCCAGTGCCGGACTCGTTCCAGCGCAGGACAGCGCCGCGGATGACGGCCTTGATGTACGCCTTGCGGGTCGCGTCTTTGAGGAAGTCGCCCTCAAGGATGCAGGGGGCGACCGTGGCTGCCGTCGCCTCGGCATCCTCAATCATCGCCAGAGCCTTAGCCTGGTCGATACTCGCGAACGGTTCGAGGTCGCTCGGTTCAAGTAGATGCACCACAGTCACCCCCTCGCGTCACTTCTTGACCGAGCGCGGACGCGTCTCGGACTCTTCGCGCTCCCAGCCGAGAGCCTCGAGAGCAGCGACGCCCTCAGCGTCGATCTCGTGGTGCTCACCCTCGGGCGAGATCATGCCCGCCATCACGCAGCCGCCGGGGTGATGACGCCGGCCGGGTACGAACCACCGAGGCGGGTCATCGGAACAGCCGTCTGGAAGCCGACGCGGAACACGACGCGCAAGGCCTTCGTGTCCTGCTGCATGAGGTTGAGCACGACCTTGCCGGTCGAGTCGGAGATGACACCCTCCTTGAAGATGTCGTACGTGATGTCCTGACGGATGCCGACGACGAACTTGCTCCAGTCGAGCGCGATACCCGTCGCGGCGGCCGTGTTCCACGCACCGTTGCGCACCTCGTCCAGCGTGTAGCCGTACAGGGTCGAGTTGCCACCAGCGGTGGGGGAGCCGAACAGCGGCTGACCGTTCTTGTCCTTGAGCCCACGCAGGCGCCAATTCAGGCCCGGCGTCGCGAGGAAACCGTTAACACCGAAGCCACCCTCGGACGCCTTCGCAGCCGTCTCGAGGAACGCGTCGGCGAGGTTGTTCGTCGCGGACAGCTGCGAGACGTTGCCGGCCTTGATCGCCGCGGGGACGATCGCCTCGGGCCACGACGCGGGCTTGTCCGTACCGAACAGCGTCGCCTGGTCGACCTTCTTGCCGATCGCCTCCTTGAGAAGCGGCTTGATCTCGTCCCACAGCGGGACGTTCGAGTCGTCGATGACGGCGTCGGGGATCGGGACGATGACGGCGAGCTCCTCGGCCGTCATCGTGATGCCCTTCCACGACACCGAGTCGGTCTGCTTGAGACCCGTGTCGCCGTCGACCCAGTAAGCCTCGGGCAGCGACGCGAGGACGGGCTGCTTGGCCTTCTTGGAGGACATGCGAACCTGCTTCGCGCGCGAGAGGACAACGGAGTCCTCGGGCGTCGTCTGCAGGATCTCGTTGATGTGCTGATCGGGGATGAGCTGGTCAGTGACCTCAGCCCGCCCGACGATCTCGGCGAATCCAGCCATGATCTAGTTACCTTCCGGTTCAGGAGTTGGCGAACTTGGCACGCAGCCAGTCGCCCTGGGGGGTTGCGTCCCCGCCCGACTGGGCAGGGTTGGGACGGGGAGACCTCGTCTTCGGAGCCAGATCCGCGAGCAGCTCGTCGGCGTCCGCCTCGAGTTCCTCACGCGTCGAGCCGACGAGGCGCTTGGCCTGCGTCTTCGTCAGACCCTTCTCGAGCGCGATCTCCAGGCGGTCACGAGCAAGCTCGGCGTCCTGCGCGCGCGTCTTGTGCGAGTCGCGCTCCTCGGCGACACGCTCGAGCTCGGTCTTCTTCTGCTGCTCGAGCTGGTCGAACTTGCCCGCCTTGGCCTTGACGTCGTCGTAGTCGGCGTACTTCGCGCGCTCGCGCTGCAGGCGGGTCCCGAGACGCTTCTCGAAGTCCTCCTGCGACGTGATGGGCTCGAAGTCATCCGACTTCTTGGCGTCGACCTCGGCAGGCTGCTGTTCGGTCTGCTCGGGTGCTTCGTCGGACATGGTTTCCCCTTTCAGGCCACGGATTGACCGCTCCGTGTGATGCGTGGTCCCCGCCCTGTGGCGGGGTGGTCTAGTGGTGCCAGGCTGGGCCGTGGCGCTTGCCCTCAGATAGGGTTGGTCAGTAGTCGTGTGGGATACAATGTTCGTGTGAACATTTGCGAAGCCCCGGGATGCGACCGACCCAAGGTCGGCCGTAAGTCGTATTGCCACGCCCACAGCGAGAGGCTCAGGCGCACGGGAGACCTCGGTCTCGACAGGCCCTTGCGAAAGCGAAGCGACATGCCCAAGGTGTGCATGGACGAATCCTGCACACTGCCCGTCTATGCCGGTGGCTTATGCGGGAAGCACTACACCCGCGCATTTGCGAAGGGGTTTCGAAGCGGAGGCGTAGCACCGGGTCAGTGCTCGGCGGATGGGTGCAACAAGCCTGTCCGCTCTAAAGGAATGTGCGGAAAGCACTACAACTGCGTGCGCCGATGGGGCACAACGTCGCCTCCCGAGAGGGTCCCGACGCACAAGAAGCGCGAGCCTAGCGGCTACGTCTATGTCAAGGCGGAGGGGCACCCCATGGTGACGAAGAACGGATACCTGGCCGAACACCGGCTCGTCGTTTCGAACGCCATTGGCCGCTCGCTCCGCCCCGGAGAGAATGTCCACCACATAAACGGGGTTCGTGACGACAACCGCCCAGAGAATCTAGAGCTGTGGAACACAACTCAGCCCAGCGGACAGCGCCCTATCGACAAGGTGCTCTGGGCCGTCGAGATGCTCCGCCTGTACTCACCGAGCAGCCTCACTCTTGGACCGGATCAGATGCCAATGCTGTCTGCCGAGTTGAACCACATTGGTCGCGCAACACATGAGCAGTGATCGTGGCTCTTGAACCTCGCGGTCTCCCTTGCATAAACCGCGCCGCGGCCAATCAACATCGCGCAGAAGTCGCACGTGTCACCACTGCCGACGCGCTTCCAGCCCTTCGCGGCAGGGTCAGCGATCGATGAGCGCATGATCGTCTCGCGGTGCTGCGCGGCGATGCTGCGCTGCAGACCGCCGTCGACGCGCTTGAGGACGATCTGACGCGCGTCCTGCGGCGCGTCAGGCTTCACCATCGTCTGCGTCGCCCAGTTCGCCAGGGACGCCCAGCGGCCCTGATCCGGCTGCTCGGCGAGCACCGGGGCGAACGACCCCGGCGCGCCGGAGGTTTCACGTGCCGTCTCGAACCACTCAGCGCCGAGCGCGGCGGCCGCGTCACCGTATGTCAGGCCAATACCCGGCAGGATCTCCGCGAGCGCCACACGCAGCTCATCGACTGGCAACGCCTCAGCGGCCGCCCAGAACGCGGCGAGGTCACGCTGTGCGAGCGCCACCAGTTGCGCGAGCGCCTGGCGCTGCTCAGCTTCGGCCGGCAGCATCGGCAGCGACCTGCGGTGTCACGTCCTGCGCCGGCGGCGCAGGGGTGGCGATGAGAGACTCGACAAGCGAACGGCCCGCGTTGCGGCGAGCCTCGGCCTCGAGCGCGCGCTCCTCGCTGCGCGAAAGGTTCAGGCGCTTGCGAGTGACGACTGAGTCGGGCGCGAGAATGTTCGCGCCGACGAGCTTCGTCACCTCGTCAGCCGTCGCGGCGCGCGTCGGCGTCGCGGCGGACTGCCACTCAGCCGTGACACGAGAGTTGAAGTCGGCGGGGATCTCACCGTCGCGCACGAGCAGCGCAAGCCGAGCGACCTCCATCCACGAACGCCCGAACGTCGCCTGGCGACGCTCAGCACGCTTGACGAGGCGAGCCTCACCGGCACGGATCGCGTCAGCACTCGACGGGTTCGACGTCTGGATGCCGAGGTAGTCGGCGGGCATGCCGGCCTCGGCCGCGATCTGCATGCGGAACTCGCGCAACTGGTCGATGAACGGCGTCGGCGAAGCGGTCGTCAACTGCTTGACATCGGGGGCGTCGCCGTCCTCGTCCTTGTCGATGGCGAGGGCGTGCCCGGCGAGAATCTTCCAGCCGGCGACAGGGTTGCCGTTGCGATCCTTGAACGCATCGGGGCCACGCCCAAGCAACATGAGCTGCGGGATCGAATAGAACATCGAATTGACGTTCATCCCAAGCCCGGCGCGCATCATGTCCTCAGTCAGCGAACGGATGCCACGCGTGATCTCGGAACGCCCACCAGGACGCGACGCGCGAGCACGGTTGGCGAACTGCACGACAGGCACACGGCCCATGCCGTGTTCGTCGACGTCCTCGATGACCCACGCGCTACCACTACGGCGCAGCGTGATGCTCGCGTCAGCCAGGTCAAGGACGCCACGCTCGGAGCGCCCATCCTTGACGAGCAGCGTCGTCCACGCCGCGTCGAGGCGACGCGTGTGCGGATTACGCACGCCAGTCGTCGTCATCGGCGAATGCACGGTGATGAGGGGCGTGTCAGAGCTCTCACTACGCCCGACACGCACGAACGACGTACCAAACACAAGCGCGTCGAGGTGAGCGAGCGAAGACTCGAAGTCAAGCTCGTTCTCGTCGTAGATCGCGTCGAGCCCGTAGGACGTCGCGCCCGAGTCATCCCAGCCAGTGAAGTCGAGGCGCTCCTCGAGCACGTCGACGACAATGCCGGGAGCGCCCGTCACGGGCGCGATACGGCCGGCGACCTCAGCAGGGACAGCGAAACCAGGCGTGCCGAGCTTCTTGTTCGCCTCATAGTAGGCATTCGCCTCAAAGTTCGCCTGGTTGTGCGACTCGAGCCCCTCGGTGAGCGCCTTGACGAGCGCGAACGCATCCTCACCAGCGGTGATCTGCGCAGGGACGATACTCACAGCACCACCACCTCACCCTTGCTCTCGGTTCCGCCCGTGCGGCGCTTGCTCCACTTGACTGCCCCGTGACGTGCGCACGCGGCGGCGTACAAGGGAGCGGACTGCAGGTCTCCGACGCGCGCCATGCGCCAGCCGCCGGACTTCACGCCCTGGCGCGTCGACTCGCGCACGCACGTCTCGAGGACGGCGTCGTCGACGTGCGAGACGGTGCCGTCACGCGTCGCCTGCGCCATGCCGGTCGAGATCTGCGCGATCTCGGTGATGTTCAGTCGATAGGTCTTCATGCCCTTGGCCTGCAGCGGCGCCTCGAGGACGCTCGCGCCCGAATCGGACGGGAAGACGACGGGGATGCGGCGGCGGCACTGGCGCCACAGCCACGCGACAGCAGCGTCGACGCCCGCATCGAGCGGATCATGGTCGACGAGCTCGACGTGCACGACGCCACCGTCAGCGTGCGCAGCGATCGACAGCCACATGCGCCCAGCGGCGTCCATGTCGAGGCCGATCGCGGCGAGCTTCCAGTCGGGCGAGGCCGCGGGGATCGTCAGCGCGTCCCATTCGGCAATGTCGATGGCGGGGTCGGTCTTCACCGTGGCGTCCGCCCACATTCCAAGTCGCTCCATCGCGAACTGTTCATCCGTCATGGATGCTCGCTCGCTCGCTACTGCTTCATGGCTTATGCGAGCGCCAAAAGCCGGGTTTGCCTTAGCCCACGTTGCAGGATCGTCGAAATCATCCCCGGGCGCGGCTGACCACTCGAGATAGGCGATGGTTCGCTCAGATCCCTGAATGCCGGCTTCACGGATGCGCCCAAAAACGTCACCATCGTCGACGGGGGTCGGCGGGGTTCCCATGAGCCAGACTTGAGGGTTCGGCCTAGCAGACATCGTGGGCAGAATCGCCGACCACGACTCAGCAGAAAGGATCTGCGCCTCGTCCAACATGAGGCAGTCGCAGGAGAAACCGCGTCCAGAGCCGTTGGAACGCGCCTTGAAACGCACCTCTTGGCCGGACTTCATGCGGATGAACTCGCGCATCTCAGAGCGTGCGATGAAGTCGACGCGCTCTTCGAGGTCAGGGTTCTCCTCGATGATCTGCACGAGACGGAAGAAGGTCTCGCGCGCAGTGTCCTGACGGTGAGCCGAGACAATGATGACGCGCTCCTCGAACAGCAGAAGGCCGGCCAGCACACGAGCGACGATGAGCATCGTCTTACCCTGCTGCCGGGGAGCCGAGACCCCAACCTGACGCGCAGCCCAGCGGCCGTCAGACCGCTCGCCAAGCCCTGCGCGCAGCACTTCTTCCTGCCACTGGTCGAGCGTCAGCCCGTACGCAGCGGCGAGGTCAGAGACGTCCTCCCACGAGTTAGCCCGAACGTTGGGCGCGTGATGAATCCGCGCCGGGGCTTGCCCTTCGAGCAGCGCGACGCTTCGCGATTTCGTCAACAGCGTCCCCCTTCTGCTCCCCAGGTTTCAAGCCGTCGATCTCGGCGAGGACAGACTGGAACCGATTCGTCAGTGCGGCGAGGTCACGCATGGACTCGCACTCGTCGATCGCTGCGGCGAGAACGTCGCGCAGAGCCTCGAGAGTCGCGAGGCGGTTACCGGACGCGGAGGTCTGACGCAGAGACACGATTCCCCCTCCGCGAGTTGCAAGCACGGTGAGCGAGACGCAGGTTCGCTGCCGAATGGTCGGGAATTAGGGCCAGCGAGCGCGGTTCGATGTGGTCGAGGGTCGCCGCCATTCGGTGTCTACCCGGAAGGTCTGGGTCCACAGCTTCCAGGCAGATCTGGCAGACCCAACCGTCGCGTTCATAGATTGCGAAGCGCTCCGAGCGCGGGGTGAACGATGTCTCAGAACCGCCGAAGTTCTTCCGATACGAGTATCCGTTGCGCTCGCGATACGAAGCGGCAAAGCTCCGATACTCAGCAGCCGACGCGGCAGAGCACTCTCCGCAACGGCAACCCTTGCGGTAGCGATATCGGGTTCCATGCTTCACGACACCGATACCCCTGCACGCTGAGCACCGGGGTGACGATGGGGACTTCCTCGTTCCTGCAGCCCAGCCAGTAGGGCCGCCGCACTCGGCACATGGCACTCGAGGGCGGCTCTTCCACTTGCACTGATTGCACAGTCGACCATTTGCTCCGGCTGAAACCGGCCCCTGGCACGCCTCGCAGGTATGATTTTCCATAGCCGCTCCTTCTAGCGGTCAGGCCCAGGGTCACGGTGTTGGTAGCACCGCCTGGGCCGCTTTTATGTCCAGAGAGCATTCTAGCCCCTGTGGAAAAACGAGCTGCTCTCTCCGATGG